TGCGTTCTCCGTGCCGGTGGTGTTGGCCTTGAACTTGCGGTCGAATTCAGACTTTATGTCCTCTGTTGGTTCGCCCTTAAAAATCTGAATGATCTTTCCAAGGGAAAAGCCATTGGTGATGTTGTTATAATGGAAATCGGCAATCTTCGTGTCTATCTCGATGTAAGTCCGGGCCGGATACCAATCCGGAAGAGGATACACCCCTTCGCCTGCCCTGTATTGTTTAAACCAAAGCACTTGAGTTCCCCCTGGTTCTTCAGGATTAAATGCCGGAAACTCTAATTTGTCAACCTTTCGGTCTGCCCAATCTTCAGAATACCACACTTTCGAAGCGTCCTGATTGACCCGGCACTTATCAAATGGCAGGTGATAGAATGCCACAACCCGTGTTCCCGGTACATTCCACACCGCCTGAATCGCATAACCGCCAAAGTTTTCCAAGTCCATCGCGCATTTAAAGCGCAGATCGTGCCAACTTTCGTAAGGATTGGCGTAATTGAGCGCATTGGCCGCGCCTGCTTGTGCCGATGTATTTCCGGTCAGGGTAACGGTTGTATCCTTTCCCGCGATAAACTGAGCCTTTTGGGTTACGATTGCATTGTGCAGGCTCGATGAATTGTACAGGTCAAGTATGACGGCTGGGAAATTGTTCTTTTGCCCGTATTCGTACCACTCCTGACCGCGCGCTTCTTTGAACTTTGGCGGTGGGGATACAGCGAAATTTATCCTTTGAAAATCTACCTTCATTTTACTTTCATTATCCCGGTCTCAACCACCTCATTGGCGTTGGCAGGGTTTGTGTTTGAACTGCTGGATTGCGCGTAAATGGTGTATTCATATTCCCCCTTTTCCCATGCCCCACTCTGCGCCGTGGTGATGGCGAATTGATTGTATCGGGTCGGGAAAGAAGATAGGTCAGTTACCAATAGGTTATAAGTTATTGACCTCTCTTCTCGGTTGTTGATGGACAGCAGGAAGTAGTAAGGCGGGTTCAGCGTTACTTTTTCCGTGGCCGTAACCAACAGGGTGGAAGTCTGCGATGTATCGATGATGAGCATCTACCTATAATGTATCGGATTGAATTTTGTACTTACTTTTGTGTATGGATTATCCAAAGTCTTGGAAGGCAGTCAGTCTATCGCAGTTATACGAATTGGATTTACTCCGGCAGCGAACCGACCTTGATGCCGAAGAAACCATGAATCAGATGCTGTCCGTTCTTTCCGGTCAGCCGATTGAGGAAATCGAAAAGTTGCCCCACACGGAGCGGATTGCAGATTATCAGCGGATGACGTGGTTGGCCGAATACCCGCAACGAGTTCCAAAACGATTCCGGTTTAAGGCAGGCGGGAAATGGTATCGGATTGTAGACAACCCAGCCGCGATTTCAGCGGGTGAGTATGCGACACTTCAGGTAATCGCGCAGGACGGGAATTTCATTAAGAACCTAAATCAGATATTGGCCTGTCTGATGGTGGAGCAGGAGCGCAAGTGGTGGCGATGGAAAGACGTGCGTTACGATAAGACTGCATCGGCTGTGGAATTCCACAAGAAAGCCGAACTGGTCAGCGGGCTATCGGTCGCACAGGTGTACCCATACGCGCTTTTTTTTTCGACTCTCTTGCCGGCATTGCTCGAAACTTCTCTGGACTTTTTCCTGACTCAGGAGAAGAAGTTGAGGAAACAGGCAATGACTGGTTGACGATTTTCTATGAAATGTCAAACCGTGACTTGACAAAAATGGATGCAATCATGGCCATGCCCCTGATGGAATTCTTCAATTACATGGCTATGCTGAAGACGATTAGAAAGAACCAGGCTGAGCGGTTAGGCAAGGCAAGCAAGGCCGGGTTTGAGGCATACATTTCAACTCTCGTTTCTGAAATCCTATGAAGATAACCTACCAAAGACCACCCCTTACCCCGTATCAAATCGCCATCCTTGACAGCCCGGCACGCTATACGGTGACCGCTGCCAGCACGAAGGCAGGCAAGACGGCCTCGCACATTGTGTGGTTGTTTGAACAGGCCATACAGGGAAAGAAAGGGCAGTCGTTTTGGTGGGTTGCACCCGTCTACGGTCAGGCAGAAATTGCGTTCCGGCGATTCAAGCAGCAATGCAGTCAGAAGTTGTTTGAGGCCAACGAATCCAAACTACGCCTTACCCTGCCATCCGGCGCAATGATTGAGTTTAAGAGCGCGGAAAAGCCGGATAACCTGTACGGCGATGACGTTTACGCCGCGGTATTCGATGAGTTCACCCGCGCCCGTGAGGAAGCATGGTTTGCGCTGCGCTCTACGCTGACAAAAACCCGTGGCAAATGCAAGCTAATCGGGAACGTGAAAGGGAAAAAGAATTGGGGTTATCGGCTGGCAGAACGCGCCCGGCAAGGTGAGGACAATTACGAATTCCACAAGATCACGGCATGGGATGCGGTCGCGGCTGGCATCTTGGATAAAGAAGAAGTAGAGCAGGCTGAGCGCGATTTGCCCGCGCACGTCTTCCGGGAATTGTACCTTGCCGAACCGGCAGACGATGACAGCAACCCATTTGGCCTTGACCATATCCGCTCCTGCATCGAACCCCTTGCGGATGGCCCGGTGGAATGGTTCGGTATTGACCTTGCGAAAAGCCGGGATTGGACGGTGATTGTCGGCCTGAACAAAGACAAAAAGGTATGCCTCTTTGAGCGGTTCCGGCTTGATTGGAAGGCCACCCGTGACAGCGTGCAGCGCACGGTCGGAAAGACTCCCGCTGTCATTGACTCAACAGGTGTGGGCGATCCGATAGTGGAAGACCTGCAGCGTGTCTGCCCGCGCATTCAGGGGTTCAAGTATACGGCCATTTCCAAGCAGCAAATCATGGAAGACCTCGCAGCGGCGATTCATGGCCGAGAGGTTGTGTTTCCGGATGGGCCTATTGTGGATGAATTGATGAACTTTGAATGGACACACCGCCGGACAGGTGTCAGCTATAACGCACCGGAAGGTCTGCACGATGACTGCGTGAACGGGTTGGCCTTGGCTCACCATTGCAGCCGGGTGAATAAGAAAGGCTTATTTTTGTTGACATGACCTGCACGGAAATCCTCGCATCAGAGCAATGGCCGGAGCAGGTTTGCAAGAAGTTCTCACCCCATTGGCAGGACTTGCAACAGGAGCTGTTTCTGATGATTGCCACCGACCTGAATGCGAAAGCGGAAAAGGCATTGGCAGCAGGTTACTTTGAATTTTTCTACATCCGATGTGCGAGAAACTTATCCGGCTCAGGCGGGCGCATCGGTCGCATCAACCAAGGGGGCGAGGCATTAGGCGAATACGAAGACGAAGAACAGGACATCGCATTGCGGCTATGGATTGAAGAAGACACGGAGCAGCGATTGCAGGCCATTCAGAGAGTGCAGGCGCGGCAATCGTGGTACGAAAGGAAGTTGTGCGAATTGTACCTGTCGGGCATGAGCGGACGGAAAATCCACCGCTTTACCAAAATCAGCAAGAATGAGGTGAGCAGGGTTATCCGGGAATTCAGGGCGCAATGTGTCGCGGAGTATCTATAAAGCAAAAAGCCGCCCCTAAGGACGGCTTCTGCACCAAATGACAAACACCGATGCGAATTTAGCTTATAGAAAGCGAAGTTAGCACGGCACTTTGCACAATCTGCGGCTGTTCTTTTTCAGCGCGTGGGAACTACTCAGAACAAACGAAGCTGCGCCGTAAATTCTTTGAACCGTTTTTCCTGAGCCGCATAATAATCCGCGTCAAGTTCGCAGGCGGTGAAGTCCAGCCCCGCCTTCCATGCGCTTATGCGGCTTGACCCGCTGCCGAGGTGCGTGTCTAATATCTTGTCGCCTTCCTTCGCGTAGTTCTTGAAAATCCAATCGTATAAGGTTACAGGCTTTTGGGTTGGGTGGATGCGGTCAGACTGATTAGAGTTTATTTTAACCAGCCTTGCATTTTTATCAAAGGATGTCCACGCTTGTTCAATCTGGCTCATGCTTGGGATATAAGTCATTTTATCCCATACAATAAAACACCGTGTAGGGTGTAAATAATTTATCATGTAATTCCCACCCCAAATTATTTGATTTATTGAAACACGGAACAGCTCGTTAAAATATTCAATATTTGGCGCATTGTTATCCCATTGAGTAGGCTCAAATCTTGACAAGCTGTGTCTTTGGCTTTGGCCTTCTTTGTGGTGTGTATGAAATTTACCCCCTATCCCATACGGTGGGTCAACAACGGCCAAATCGAAGTATTTGTCAGGATAGCGGGCCATTAGGGCCATGCAGTCTTCGTGCGTTACTACGCTGTTGGGTGGTGTGAACATCTTAGAAAGCTTCGTAACCCTGTGCAACAAGGGCGGCGGCTTCGCGGCGGCTGCAAACGTAGTAAATGCCTTCCATCATGATAATCATCAAAGACTTGCCAGCGGTGGTGAATGCGTTGTCGCGGTAGCGGGTTGCGATGCTGAGTTGTGCCGTTTTCATAGATTCAAAGGTATTACTTTTGACCAATACCGCGCAACATGATTTTTGTCATATTTCTGCAATCAAAGAAAAAGGCGGCCATTTCTGACCGCCCCTCTTAAACCAAACTTTGGTGATGACTACCGTCTGCGAATTTACGAAATACTGAGCGAAGTCAGCACGGCACTTTGCACAATCTGCGGCTGTTCTTTTTCAGCGTGCGTAAACGTCAGGTCAAACCCGGTCATGTCACCAAGTCCAGTACCTGTCATGGAAGAACCTGAGGTCATGTCCATGCCGCGTTGCAGGCCCATCGCCCAATACTGATTCTCATTCGTCTTCACGATGGCAACAAGGCGGGCAACAGACAGCAGCTTCACCTCATTGCGCTTGGCTGTAGACAGCTTGCGCAGCTTGATGTTCAGTTCGGTGCTGTTGAAGACCGTGCCATTCTCTACCGATGGGGTGATGGTGTTTGTGAAGGATGCGGTGTCTTTCGGCAATTCGTATTTGAAAAACGCCTTGCCGCCGTTGAGAGTCAGCGCGGTTATTTCGCCGCTTGCTGAAGTGTAAGAGGATAAGGCTTCGTATTCGACAAGCCATATTTTGTCTACGCC